GCCTCTAATTGCATAAAAGCATCAATCCGAAATTGTTTGTTTCTATTTTGAATCGAAAACTCCTTTTCTAAATCAGCCAATCTCTGGCCAATTGGTTGCAGTTCTGAAACCAAAACTCTTTGCTCATCATTGAGATCCGAATTTTTCCAGGATCTGGCCTGGTCATTCTCGCCAGTAATTGTTAAAACAATTTGTTCCTGTTCTATTTCTACTTTCTTTTCCTTAGTCATTCAATACTCCCTTTTGTTATTTATAAAATTAAATTGTAAATTTTTTATGTGTAAATTAGAAATATATTAGTAGTTATTCTTCTGTAATATTCTCAGTTAATGGAGTTATCGCATTATCTTGAAGCTCTTGATAGGCTGCTTTTAGCTCATCAGTCCAAACTGCGTTGCAGATTGCTTGCACCTCTGCTGATTCACCGCTTATATCGTCTAAGCAAGTTAGAGAATGTCTATGAAAAGACCTGCTCAACTCTACATCATCTTCTTTTATAACTGTGGCTGTTCTTACTTGAATATTTTTATACTCGCCTACAACTTCTATTTTATCTTCTATCGTTTCTTTTGTTATTGCCATTTTATTTTTCCTTTTTTCCCTGCCTAGAATCCACTAGACATAATTATTAAACTGATCTGTATGTCATCACGCATCTTATTAAAGTGCCACTGCCTGAGGTCTGTCTCCAATATGTGAAATACTCAGTGTTGTTACTACCTGAGCCATTAATAATAGCTCCTGTTTGAGAGTCTCCTAAATTATAGGGTGCAACAGTACCTAAAGAACCAACAAAATCCTGAGAATACATACCAAAAGGCAAGCCAGTCATAACCCTATAATTAAAACCATTTACCCCACCTGTTGTTGTGAATTGGAAATGACAAGTAACCTGTTGACCAATCTTAATATATGTTCCTGTTGGACTACCAAAGCCGCCAGTTGTTCCGCCTTGATTGACTGGTGTCCAAGTGCCTTCTTCGTAATCGTCTAGTGTCTTGCTTGATACTGCACCGCCAGTAGCTCCGAAGTTTACACCGCCTGATAGGTAGAGGTCTTTCCAACGCCCAGATGCTGCACCTATGTCAAGAGTTGCATCTATATAACTACCATTTTTATAAGGGTACATTTCAATGTTTGAAAACATAATTCCAGCATGATCAGATTTGCCAGATATAAATAAGTTATCGCTAAAATCAACACCAATACTTCCAACTGTTGTGCCGTCTTTATGGAAGTCCGCAATAGAACCATCAGACGAGCCACGATTAAAACGAACCACTGTTGCAGCACTGCGTGAGAATTGCGAACCACCATCAGCTCGTAAAGCAATACCATTAGCATCATTATTTGATGCAGGGAGAGAATCAGTAGTACCCACTAACACATTAGCTGAAGAATCTATGGTCATTGCCTTAACAGCAGCCGAACCATTATCTACATAAAAATTCATATCAGCGGCAGCCGTGCTTGCACCCAAAGCAGCTAGCGAAATATGTCTCTCGTATGGGTTTCCTTCGTTGTATACATCAACAGCAAATCCATCGCCTGTACCTGCAAAAGAAGGAGCTGAAGCTGTACCTCTTTTATTACCAATTTGTAATGCCCAGTTAACAGTAACAGCTCCAATTCCTAGTCCTGTAGGTCTAAATACAGCAGTATTAGCACCACCATTATCAGTTCTGATATATACATTATCAGCATCAAGATAAACATCGGATGTGCCACCATAACCAAACCTATAAGAGCCACTATTATTGTTAACAATTTGGAGTTCGGAATCTGGCGAGCTAGCTCCAATACCCACGTTTCCAGATGCATTTAAAAATACATGGTTGGCACTTGTAGAATCCTGCCTAATAGCTAATTTACCACCACTAGAGCTAAATTGTGTAAAGGTTGAATCGTCTGTATCTGTTAATCTAAATTGAGAGTTTGGAGCTGCAACATCTAGTTTATCTGTTGGCGAACCAGTACCAATACCCACTTTTTCTGAGCTATCTATGGTGATCGCAGTAGCATTAGCATTTGATACTATTCCTGCTACACCACCTGCTGAATCTTCCCAAGCGACACCAGAACCAGTGGATGTGAGAACCTGTCCATCTGTGCCTTGTTGCCCTGCTACTGTTAAATTATTTAATTCTACAGTTCCGTTTACATCTAATTTTTGTGTAGGACTTGAAGTACCAATTCCAACATTGCCTGATGAGTTAATAACGACGGCTTCTGCACTAGCTGTCCAAAGACCCATAGCGTCTGTAGCGTGGTCATACCCAATACGTCCCCGTGTATTAGAAGCATCATCGCCAAAGAAAAGATACCCTTTGTGTCCTGCGGCAGATTCTATTTGTATTCCAGAGTTGTCTGGGACAAGCACATTTAATGGCTGGGTAGGCGAAGTAGTACCAATACCAACAGCACTAGCTGAAGAATCTACAAATAAAGTTCCGCTATCCCAATTTAAATCACCTGTACCACCTGTAAGTGCTGAAAGAGTACCAAGACTTGTAATGTTTGTTTGTGCTGCTGTAGATAATGTTCCTGCTAGTGTGGTAGCTGTAAGAGTTCCAGTTATGTCTACTCCGCCTGTCTTGGTGGCTAACTTAGTGCTATTGTTAAATTTTAACCTTGCTTCGCTATCTTGTATAAACTGAGCAGATATTTCTGTTCCTGCTGCGTTCATTATGCGAACATCATCACCAAGTATTCTTATTTGACCTGTTCCTGCATCTTGAATAAAACTGTTAGAACCATCATGGTAAATCTGTAAATCTGAACCTGCTCCAAAAATAGCTTTGTCACTATCGCCTAAGTTAATATCGCCTGTAGTTGTTAAACCTGTAAGCGTTCCAAGACTAGTGATGTTTGTTTGTGCTGCTGTTGCTAGTGTTCCTGTAATAGCACCTGAAGCAGTTATAGCTCCAGTAATACTAATATCACCAGTGCCAGTTATATCGCTTGAGTTTAAATCTAAATCACCACCCAATTGCGGAGTTGTATCTTCAACCACATTATTAATAGAAACAGCTTCTGCTCTGGCATTAGTAAAATATAAAGCCGAAGAATCTTCTGTTATGTCTGCTGTATCTAATGCAATATTTGCGGATCCATCAAAGCTCACCCCTGCTATTGTTCTGGCCGTTGCCAAAACTGTTGCAGAGCCAGCATTACCTGTAGCACTTGCGGCCACTACTGATAAATTATCTACAAATGCTTTATTAACATAAGAATCAATTTTTGTAGCAACCCTAGTATCTGAGAAATAAAGGTTGGTGCTTCCTTCGGCCACTGTATCTGAGTTGCCCTGGGTATAAGTTAAAACACCTGTTGAGGAGTCATAACTTAGTTGTGTAGATCCCTCAGAAATTGCTGCTCTAGCTTTTGAATTAGAGAAATATAAATTGCTTGTTCCTTCGGAAATATCATCCGTATCTAAAACCACGGATCCAGTTTGTGAATTAACTGATACAACAGGTGAGGCACTAGCTGTAAAAGATATAACGCCAGTTGAGCTGTTATATGAAATATCTCCGCTTGCTGAAATTGCAGATCTGGCCAAAGCATTGGTGAAATATAAGTTTGTAGATCCCTGTGATAAATCATCTGTATCGTGATTAGATAAAGTAGAAACCTGGCCAGTAACATTACCTGTAATTGCACCCTCTACATTAGCAACCAAAGTTCCTAATGAGGCCAAAGTTATGTTGCCTGTTGCAGATCCATCTGCTGTAGTTAGGCCCAGGGTAAACTTATCAGCTGATTCATCCCAGATAAATACAGCATTATCTGAAGATCCTCTATTAATTAACATTCCAGAATCATTAACTGGCGTTCCAGTTAAGTTGGAATTAAGTTCAAATAAGTTATCTTCAATTTTTAAATTAGTTGTATCTAAGTATGTAAGATCTCCATTAACAGTTAAGTTGCCTGCAACTGTTAAATCATTTGATATCGATACATCATCTGGCAGGCCAATAGTTACTGCTGCTGTTTCAGATCCTGATCCAGAAACTTCTATTTCATTGGTAGTGCCTGCAATCGTGGCAATATAATTTCCTGTGGTTTTTGTTCCCAGGGCAATGGCATCATCATCAATGGTTAAAGTTAAAACTACATTACCAGAACCATCAAAGTTCTGAGCCGCAGCTGTAGCATCTCCACTAATAGAAAAAGCTCTGGCCGCAGCAAGTGCTGTGGCTGTGGCAGAATTTCCAGAGGTTGATGCAGCTACAACACCTAAATTATCTATAAATGTTTTTGTAACTCTAGAATCTATGTCGGAATTTACTCGGCTGCTTGTATAAAATAAGTTGGTTGAACCTTCTGAAACAGTATCTGAATTTCCCTGGGCATAAGTCAAAACCCCAGTTGATGCATTATATGAAAGCTGTGCTGAATTTTCTGAAATTGAAGCCCTGGCTCTTGATTCGGTAAAGTACAAAGATCCAGATTCTGAAAGCTGCGATGTATTAAATGGGCTTAAAGAAACTACACCAGTTAAGGTTGCCCCCACATCGTCATAAGTCCAAGTAAGGCCAGTTCCATTTTGTATTAGATCAGAAACTCTATCATCTGTTCTTTCGTTCGTAAAAAAGATATTAGCGGATCCTTCTGTTATGTTGTCTGTTGTTTTTTCAGATAATCTGGCATCCCATCTGGTCGTTGTAAAATAAAGATTAGATCCTTCGCTTAAAGTTGAGGTTGAATGGTTTGATATATCACTAACCTGGCCAGTTACGTTGCCAGTTAATGCAGCTGTAACAACTCCAAAAGTTACGTTGTCTGTTGTGCCAACTGATTGGCCAATAGAAAATGTAATATTGTTTCCGCTTAAAGCTGAAGTAACACCAGTGCCACCAAGCAAGCCTAAAGTTTCTGAATCAAGATCTATAGATCCAGAATTAGTACCATCACTTATATCAAGATCTTCAGCTGTTATGGCCGCATCGACATAAGTCTTAATTGCTTTTGCTGAGGCCAGAGTATCATCTGATCCAGAGACTGAAGTTAAATCAATGTCCAGGACACCAGATTTTAAATTATCAACTTCAACATTAGATAAAGTATTGTTATCAAGATCTATGGTTTTATTTGTAAGAGTTTGTGATCCAGTTAGAGTTGCAACTGTAGAATCAATGGCAAAAGAAACTGTGTTTTCTGCCCCAGCTGTTGTTATTCCAGTGCCGCCATTTAGGGTAAAAGTTTCGCTATCAAGATCAATTGAAAGCACCCCACCGCTATCTGCCTGGAAGTCTAAATCTTGGGCCGTAACTTGGGAATCAATATAAGTTTTTAATGATTGTTGTGTGGCTAAAGCTGTTGCGGAATCGCTTGAAAGATCATCTTCATCTAAAATTGTTGTTACTGTGGATCCAGTGCTAAAAGATAAACTGGTAATGCCGTTAACTGTTCCACCATTTATATCAACTGTATTATTAGCTCCGATACTAAACGGCAAAGTTATCCAGGCATCGTTACCGCTGTTGCGGATTTTCATTACTGAGCTGCTTGTATCTACCCATAATTCATAGGCGAACATTGTTGCTGGCTCTGTAGCTCCAGAATTATTGGAAACAATCGCAGAAAGTGCATTGTTTAAATCAGTTCTAAAGTTTACTCCAGATTGATTGATTAAATTGTAATCATGTTGAGCCATTAGCCACCCTTTTGTTGTTTATAAATTTTACTTTTATTAATAGATTTACGCATATATATTTTTACTCTGGTTGAGTTGGAAACACTACATCATTAAAATTATCATTATCTGAATATTGAGATGGTAAGTCTCTTAACTCTTGTCTGTATGTAACCCATTCTGCTTTTTTGCTATCAGACAATGGACTGTCTACTGCTTGAGTCCAATCGGTTTTTTGCAATGCTGAGTTCCTGGCAAATCTAAGCAAAGCAGTTGTTGGCATTTGATAATAATTTTCACCATCTACAATCTGACTATTAACCACCTTTGATCCAACTATTCCCTGTGGCTGTCCTACAATAAAATTCAAACCACTTTCTGGAGCATCTTCTAGGCCTTCTGTAACTCTAGCCTGTACAAACTTTATATTGCCTTCGCTGTCATACCAACTAATTGTTCTTTTTGTCATTATCTATATGCTGAAATTACTTGCAGAGTGCTAGGCCCATATCCTCTTGTTGCACCACTCATTGTTGCTAAGTTGTTATAAGTTACTAAATATCTAAATTGATAAAAATTACCTGCTGTAGTTGCATAATCGCAAGTTGCAGTTTGAAAGGCCTCACCAGCCTCACCCCTGGTTGTAAAATTTGTTGCTACTGAATATGAAGCACTTGCTACGCCCCCTTCTGTGCTTGCCGTTCTTACTTGCAAAATAAGTTGTATTACATTTGATGGGCTTGATTGATTGTTACCAGTACACATAGTATTGCCAATAACAGCTAAGTTTTGTGCTTGTCCTGAAGGCGGTGCTGGTATGACACTTCCAGTGACCAAAACTTGATTTGTTACTGATTGACCAAGTGCTAAAAAACTACCAGCTGAAACATCAAATACTGTGGCTGCATTTTGTGCAATTTGCGTTGTGCTAACTCCATTACTTTTAATGATTAACTGACCGCCACTTGTATCGAGTGTTACGCCATCAATTTGAATCCTATCTGCTGATAAATTATTAATTCTTGCATTATCAATTAATACAGTGCCACCACTTACAATGAATGGACTAACACTTGAGCCAGCATCGTTGTCAATTTTGAATGTATCAGCTAAGAACGAGACAATGCTTGTTGCACCTGAGCCAGAAGAAGCATTGCTGCCCAAAACCATTTGAGCCACTTTGCCATTTGCATTAAGTTTTAATACATAGCCAGCAGAAGCGTTGCCATTAATATCTGCTACTGCTGTTGTGTTTGTTGAGATTGATGAAGTATTAGTGCCAGCAGTTGCAGATACTGTGGCAATATCAGCAGCTAAAGCTGTATCTGCGTTTGTTCTGGCTGTTTGTTCAGTACTTATTGCTGCTGCGTTTGTTCCAGTGGTAGCGGTTAAGGTTGTAATAGCACTTGCATTAGCCGAAGTATCTGTTGTTAAAGTAACTATGTTGCTTTCAGCTGTTGCTAGATTTGTTCCTTGAGTGGTAACAGTTGAGCTTAAAGAATTGTATAAAGTAACCAAAGAAGAATCTCTGGCTTTATCCCAGCCATTGTTTGCAGCGTTTCTTACATATATCTGGTTGTTATCGTTTGTATCTGCCCATAAGTCCTGGGCCTGTAATGCACTTCCATCTGTTCTGGTTGATGGAGCTGAGGTTGCTTTTATTAATTGTGTTGAACCAGCTCCGCCTGCTTCAATAGCAGCAACCAAATCTGCTCCTGCTTTTGATAGTGTTACTGCATCATCCCTTATGTCAAAAGTATTGACTGGCTCATCTCCAATAGTAAAAGATAAAGTTCCAGCTTCTGATTCAGCCTTTACCGAATTTATGGCCGTAACTTCTGCCGTATAAGATCCAGTGGGTAAAAAATCTAAAAAAGCATAATTAGAAGTAACGATATTATTGTAAACAGCCACAGATCCGCTTTTAATAATTACTCTGTATTCATTTGTGGGAAAATCAGTATTTTCTGTCCAAGTTATATATGGTCTACCAGTTGAGCTTGAGCTTGAATCAACAAAAGATAAACTTGCTGGAGTTACCAAAGCAAAAGCTGAAGGCAAATTAGTTTTAGGTGCAACATTAACTGCCGCTGGCAGCTCGTAGGTATAAACATTAAAATAAATTATGGCCGTAATATTTAAAAGGCCGTCTGGCATTAGATCTATGGTTTCAATTCTGTATAAAGTTGAGCTTAGATCTAAAGGTTCATAAGTTATATCAATAATATCGCCTACATTGCATTTATATAATTCTGTTGTTGCCTGGAATGATATTTGAGTTTGGTATCTAGATCTCACCAACAAAGCCTTACCCATGTTGAAAGCAACATAAGGAGAGCTAACATATTCACAATCAATTTTAATCTCTAATTCTTCACCGCCATCATCGTAGGTAAAACTTTCACCGCTAACGCTTGGCGTATGCAAAACTGTTACAGTGTCTGCCTCATAACCTTTTTTTGAATTAAAGAAATTAACTACCACTTTGTTATATCGATTATCTTTAGATCCATAGGAAACATTGATGCCGCCCTGGGAAATAATATGGTTATCATTTACTGAAAATGTTGATGGCCCAGCATCCTCAACTTGCAGCTCATATTTGCCGTCTACATAATTAAATATGCCTCGCATCGAGGCCAGCAATGATTGAGAGTTTTCCATTACAGTTCTGTTTACATCAATAACGCCATGACATTGAAATCTTTTATTTTTAATTAATATGGTTCCAACATCTGCTGCATAGGTATCTGGTAAATTTTGACTAAAATAAATATTATTGCTTTGAGCAGTATCGTAAGGTTGATTTATTGATGTCGCATCAACGGCAACATTGCCAAAAACCTCCGCACTAACTGAGTTAGTTAAAGTTGCGTAATCTCCAGAGTTAATAAAATTCCAAATATTTTGTTGCACAGTTACTAAATTGGAACCACTAAGGCCGCTAAAAGTTACTGATTGTGCAGTGCCGTTAAAGTCTGGAGTATTTACCAGAGTATCGCAAATTGTGGCTGCTGTTTCAAAGGTAGTCATATTCAACTGAGATGCGGTCAAACCTTTGCCATATTCAGAACTTGAAATTAGATCAAGGAAGCATAAAGCTGGATTGTCTGAATAAGCATAAGTGCTAGCAGTTCCAAAAGTCTGGCCGCTGTCTCTGGGATCAAAAACTTTTTTTCCTCTTACAACCACTGTGAGTTGTGGCAAGCCTTTGAACATAGCCTTACTATCAAACTCAGCACTAAATGCAATGTATGCTATTCCATTTAATTTATGTGCGGCAGTCCATTTAGATCCTATAGAAGCATTTATCATTGGATCTACTGTTTGGCTTGCTGCTCCATGATGTGCATTAGCAACAAATCTATATCTTTTTGTTGGATCTGTTCCACCCACACCGCCAGATGATGTTTGATTAATGTTTCCAACTTGGCTTGCTGTATTTAATGAACCTGCCCCAGAACTAATTTTATCGCTGCCTAAATAGAATCCATCTCTAAAAACTTTTGGATCTGAAATGCTTACGCCATTAAGCTCAAGAGTGCTTAAATCTATGTGATCTACTTCACCCACACTTAATGCATAAACACAAAAGAGATCCTTGGATCTATTGTCTGCTGTATCTAAAAAGATTAACTGAGATCCTACACGCCTGGTTCCATAAATAACTGGTACCTTGCCGCCAGCTGCAACCTTGGTAGCCAATATGTCCTGGCCTTTACTTAATAAGTCCTGGGCGGTTCTAAAGTTTTTAATTCCAACTGCAACAGTTAAAATTTGAAAAGCTGTCCAAATAACCTGTGCTGTTTTACTGGCCGCCAGCCATGAACCTACAGCAACAAAAAAATCAACTACTGGGTTACCGCTAGGCGGAGCGCCTCCGCTTGCACCGCCACCATATTCTCTTAAAAATCTTGGTTTCCTAAATTGTGGAAGCATTAACTACCCCACCTAATATCATCTTTTGTTTGCGTGGCGTATTCAAAACCCTTATCGCCAGTGCTAAATGCTTGCTGTGATTCGTCTGAAAAATGACGGCCTTTTGTAAGATTCCAATTTGACCAGTGATTAGCAACAACCACATTTATATCTGTGTTATCTCCAGTCTCAGAAATTGCCACAGATCTAATGTTGCCAGTAAAAAAATTGATTGCTCCAACCAGAGATTCATTTTCATCCAAAAAACCAAGGTCTACTGTTACCTTTTTATCCATGTAGTTTCCAGAGCTAACTAAAGATCTAATTTCATTGGTTACATTGCTGCATATAATTGAGATTTCATCTACTTTTAATTCGCCAGTTTCTTGCGTTTGATTTATTTGTAAAAAGGATCCGCCAGCCGAATAGCTGTTGCCGTTAAAAACTAAATCAGTATAAAAATCTGTTGCTCTTACAGTTGTTGAAAGTGCAAATTCAACCAGGAAACAAATATTTGTTTGTTGAGCTGATACTTGAGTTTGTATTGCGGAGCTAAGAGTTCTAGGCATTAAGCTATAAGCTCCCTAACATCAAATGCGATGCTAAAAAAGCCAGAAGGATCTGTTGAATACATTACCTCACCGCTTGATAAATAGACTGTGAGTGAAGGCTGATTGACTGTTACAGCTTCATTATCAGCTAACGCTGCAACTAAGTTGGGAGATATTGATACTGTGGCCGCACCAGATCCATCTGAGGTTACATCATCTTGCACCATGTAAACTTTTGTATGATTGGCAAACTTAATCATGTCTCCAGCTTTAAGAACGCCATCTGTTGAGGCTGTAAATCCATCCATAGCAATGGTTGAATCTTGAGATGCTTGCACGCCAACTGAGGCTATGTCTGTTTGAGCTTTATCGGATCCTAAATTTTGCAATGGATAGGTAACAGTAAAGTTTTCAAAGGCCCCTTTTTGTTTTTGTAAAAAGGCAAAGATCTTCTGGCCATTTTCTTGAGCCATTGCTGGCATTTGCACAGTAAATGAAAAATACTGGCCTCCAATTTGCCTGGCTGATTTTTTGCCAGATAAAGTTTGGTTAACTAATGTAGGCCTGTTGTCTTGAAAGTTTACGGCTCTAAATTTAGGCGTTGTTGGAAAAGATCCACTCATTACACTACCCCCATTTTGCCACGATTATTCATGGCGTTATTTATCATTGCAGTTATCATTTGTTTCCTGCTGTTTAGTAATTGGTCAAACCCAGCTGCATCGTTAGCCTGGATGTTAAAAGTTATGTTTGCACCAGAGTTCATGCCCTGGCCTTTAGTGTGATCCACTATAGTTTCATTTGGATGCAGTATTGCTGGGAAGCCTCCCTTGCCGTCTACACCCCCTGCCCTGGCTCCCATGCCAGTATATCCACCGCCATCCGCTGAAAATAGATCTCCAAAGCTACCAAATGCAGATCCGAAGCTGCCAATTAATGGTTTTAAAATCATTTGTTGAATTGATATTCTTAAAAGCTGCTCAACAACATAATCAGCAAAATCTGCAAAAGATAATTTGCCATTTCTTAGGCCATCAACAATAGAATCTTCGAATTTTTTCATTGCACCAACTGCTGTTGTTTCCATTGTTCTGGCCAAACCCTCTTTGCCTAATTGGTCATCAAACTTTTCTAATGGGCTTAAAGCATCAACAAAACTATCACCAAGTTTCTTTGTGCTATCACCTGCTGCATCTGTGCCGCCTCTTAAATTATCAATGCTTAATTTGTAGCCTCTAACTTTGTTGGCAACCACTTCTGCTTGTTCGCCAAAATTGCTTGTTTCTTTGTTTAGATCTTTTAATGCAACGTCATTATGCAAAAGCATTAATTCTAAATCGCCTAATTCATCTGCAAATTTTCTTGGCATGATGCTCATCAATGCTTTTTGAAATTCTAAAAATTGGATCTCAGTTTCTTTAAGTTTTATTCTTATGTCTGTAAAAACTCTAAAAAGATTATCTCCAAGATCTCCCAGTGCTTGTATTCCACCAGCAACACCTTCAATAATGCCGTTTGCAATTTTTAATCCTAGAGCATCCATTCCACCAGCATCTGCAACAATTGTTTTAATCTTTTCAGATATCACTTTTTGCATATTTTCAAACACTGGCAAAAATGAAGTTGTAATATTGTTTACAAAAGATCCAAGCTGCATTTTTATAACACCTACAGCATCATTGAATTGTTCAGTTCTTCTAATTACCTTTTCACTAAGAACAATACCCAACTCTTTTGCTCTGGTAATAAAATCTTTAAGGCCTCTGTTACTAAGATCTTTAATTGCACCAGTTAAAACAACCCCTTGCCTGCCAAATAAACCAGCCAAAGCTGCTGCTCTGGTTGTCTGATCTGCCATGTTTGATACGCCTATTGCTGTTTCTTCTAGCAATGTATCAAATGATTTTATGTTGCCTTCAGTGTCTTTTAATTCAACACCAAGATCTTTAAAAATATCTGCTTGAGTTTTTAGACCCCTGGAAGCATCGCCAACACTTCTGGCAAATTTAATAAGTGCTGTGTTTGCACCCTCAACAGTTGTTCCAGATTCTCTGGCCGCAAGATGAAATGCTTGCAGGGTATCTGTGGCAATTCCTGTTTGTGTGGAAGTTTTACCCAAAGCATCTACGGCATCAAAAGATTTATTGACTATAAGAGCTAATGCACCAGCTGCTGCTGTTGCTGCAATTCCTACAGCTGCAATTCCTTTGGTTGCTCCTGCGGCAGCACCGCCAATGGTTTTTAAACCACCAGTTACAGCACCAAACGCAGCTTTTGTTTTATTAATAGCTGTTAGCTCAATCTTTACTTTTTTATTTGCCATGCTTCCTTCTATCTTCCAATATTTCTAAATAAGCAATCCAGCCTTGGTATTCCTGGACACTAATTTTTTGCAATTCTTCTAGGCTTTTTCCTAGTCTTTCTGCAAGGCTGTATTGCAGAAATAAATTAGCATCCTCTGTTAGTCCTTTTTTACTTCCTCAATAGGCTCTTGCCCCATAATTTCTTGAGCAACTCTAACTAACACCTCACGATCAACTTTATTTAAAAGTTTATTTTTATCGCCAATATCAAATAACTTTTCCCCATCGCTATCCAATGCCTTGTAAATTAATACATAAGCCATCATTGTTAGATCATCTTCTTGGCTCATTTTGTAGAGTTTAGAGGTTTCACTTAGCGTTAATGGCTTGCTGTATATTTTTAATGGTTCATCGTCTTGGCCCCATTCTGGAACCTGCGTAACTCTCACATCTTGAGCTTCAAAATGTTTTACTGCGTTATCTATTACTGACATTTTTTATACTGTTGTAATAGTTAAAGCTCCGCTGCCCTGGAAGCTAATACTCGCCTCAACTAATCCATCGTGCGAACCAGAAACAGTCTTACCAGTAACGATTGCAGATCCGCTGTAGTAAGTGTCTCCGCTTGAATCGCCTTCGGGATATAAGTTAAGAGTTATGGTTGAACCAATACTCATAGCTGATTGTCCTGTTGAATCAGTCTCATCGAAATAACACTCAACAGATCCTGAAAAGGATGTTAGTGAAGATTCAAATGTTTTAGCTGAATCGCCCATTGATGTGGATTCTATAGTGTCCGCAGTCTCATCAATTGAATATGATTTGACCTCAGCAACAGTATTAGAACCAACTTTTACAAGCCCTTCCGAGCCTTTATGTATCGCCATTTTCTTTTACCTCGGCTTTCGCCTGTTTTTTTGGAGAAGATTTAGTTTCCTGGATTGCTTCTCCTTTCCAACCCTTTTTCAACAAATACTCAACCCTTGTAGGATGTGCATCTATAGAACTCGAACCATCTGGTGAAATCATTTTCATAATTTACTCCTGGTTAAACTGCCACATCTGGATTTTGTTCCTGGACGTAGTAGCTAGTTAAAAAAATCAAAGTTCCAAAGGCCAAAGGCCGTTCTCCCTCTGCGTTAAATTCAATTTCAGTAGATTCTATGTAGCAATCTTTGGCCTTCCCAGATAATGTGGGATCCGCTGCAATTGCTTGTTCTACTTCTTTACAAACAGTGTCCAGAGTATCTTCAAAATTAGTTGTACTCTTTACATAGGCCTCAACAACTAGGCTTAATGTTCTTTCACTTGTTCTGTTTGGGCCAATCTCTATTGGCTCGCTATCTTCGGATTTTGTATAAACCAAAATCGCTGGCAGGTTGCCATCTTCCAGAGGGTATACCCTGGAATCAAACACATTAGATCCTGTAGTTGTTAGTCCAGTTAATTGCGTTACCACCTGGTTACGAATCTGCTGTCTTACATGATCTGCCATTATTGTTCCTCTAATACCAGGGCCGTAAAACCCTTGTTATCTTTTTGCACATTAACGATCTTGTAATTTGTTGCGGCCTTTAAAATATTGCCGTTAACATCTTTGTAGGCACTAACCGCCAAAGTATCGTTGTGCGTAACATTTGGAATATCTACAGATCTGCAATATGCGATAGGCTGCACAGCCTCAACGCCAGATCCTTCATCCAATTCAACATACTCCTCATTTAAAATTAAATTTAGAGATGTACTAACTCCATTCCTGGTGTATGTAGCACCCAGGCCATGGCCATAAGTTGGATCTAAATATGCTGCCATATCAGATTCAGTTTCGTATCTTATTTGACTCATTAAGCGGCCTCTAAAACTAGAGTTAACATTCCAACATTGTCTGGTTGCACCTCAACCACTAAATATGTGGTTGCTGGCTTAATTACATTGCCTTGATCTGTGGTTACTGCATTAACAATCAATTTATCTTGATGAGAAATATATGGTGCATCGCTGGCTTTCATTGTTGCCCTGGGTTGATAACCCTCGGCTGCAACACTGTTGCCCTCAATTGCAAAATAATCTTCATCCATAATTAAATTGATGTTTTGCGAAGCTCCAGAATCTATGTCATACCAGGTATCAATTAAACCTGGTCTTGAATCCCATAGAATAGATTGCACTTCAAAGAAAGTACCAGTGATTCCAAATCCTACTGTTGCATCAACATAGGAACTAAAATCAGCTGCACTTTCGAGGGCCATTATTTGCTCTTAGATCTTTTCTTTGGAGCAGGTGTATCGGATGTTTCAAGGCCTACAGATCTATCAACTTTTTTTGGTTTTGGTTTTGGCTCAACGTATTCCTGGGCCTTATTGCAATTAACCAAAATGAAGCCTTCATCAACTGTAATCTCAACAACATCTCCAGGGTTTACCCTCTGGCCGTTGCATACTGTTGCTTTTGTAATTAAATATTTTTTCATTTCTAAGTTGGGGGCGTTGCCGCCCCCATTCCATTTAAGCATTACTTAAAATTATCCGTCATTAGCTAAAATGAAGCTCTCGGGATGCCTTACAGCGATATCCATATTACTTAAAGCAACAATTCTGACGGAGCCAGTTGTTGAAAGTGAATAAGGATCTACTGTTAAATCAAGGCCGCCAAAGAAACCAATTAGCAAATCAGCAAAGTTTCCGAAGTAGAAATCACCAGAAGTAACTGCTTGAGATCTGATTACATCGTAACCATTCACTCTGCCATCTGGAGAAACAAGAAACTGCCCAGAACCAGTGTCCTTGGATGTTACTTTCATTGTTCCGTATTCAGAAGGAGTACAGATATATCTAAGGTTTCCAAGTAGTGCATTATCAGCAGCAATGTCTGATTCTAAGCCTACGATCTCAGCCCAAGTTGGATTTGCAGCTGCAAATGTACTTGTGTTGATACCAGAAGTGTTGCGAATTCCTGTAGGTTGTCCAGAAGTTCCAGATCCCATTAATCCACCAACATCAATTGCTTGTGCAATACCTTTAGCTAAATCATCTCTGATTAAGTTTTCAATGCTTAGTGAGCTTTGACCCAAAAGAAGTCTTGTTGCATCTGTAAATGCACCAACTACTTTAGGAGACATAGTGACACTGCCAGTTGTCATTTCTGACTCGGCAGCAGCAGCACCTTCTGTTGCAATCCAACCAGCTGAAGAAGCGGCTGTTTTCTTCGGAATAGTTACGTTTCCTTTTAGTCCATTAAGAACTGTTGCACCAGCTTGCATGACTGTTGATGCATTACGTAAGACGTCTATAAACTCTCCGCCTCTGTAGTCTGGAGCAATAAGACTTGAATCATCGGATGAGTTCATGTCTCTAGTCCAATTTCTTAGTACGTCTGTAGGAAGCATAATGCCCTGTGAGGTTTTACCTTCAGCAGAAGCAGCAGCGTTAGAACATTCAAATTCAAATGCAGCATCTTCTTGAGATCTACGATCTGTTGGATTTGCTAAAGCTCTAATAGCTTTTACAACACTGAATCTTTGTGTTTCTTTAGGGGTTAAACCAATTTCATTTGGAGTTTCTAAAGGAACGTCATTAGATATTTGATCTAATAATTGTCCTCTAAAAGCATCAACTGAAAGTTGATCTTGTATAGCTTGATTGCCTAAATCTCTTTTGTTGTGCTTTGCAGCAAGATCTAAAATCTCTTTTGAGTTTTTAGCAAATTCTTTTCTTGCTTCGTCTGCACTTTGAGATCTAACTTCTTCAAGATTAATTTCTTGTTTTTCATTTTCCATTTTAGTTACCTGTATGTTTGGAATATTGTTAGATTTAGAACGGCCAACACCAACTTGCTTGGATTGATCTGCTGGGATTGAAACCACGGATGCTTCCATAGGTGTCCAACTTGCCCTGTAATGATCGCCAATCTTGTCATTGCTTGACTGTTCCAGTTTATTTACTTTGTAGCCAACGGATATGTTTCGTTTTATGCCGTCTTTTACATCGTCAAAGACTTCACGAGCAAGTGCAGATTTACCAAATCTAACAACCGCAACTGTTCTTTTTGCGGCCTCATCAAGTTTATATTCTTCAACAACGCCAATCTGCTCATCCATATTATGGTTGTTCAGTAGCGGTGCTGTTCCAGAGGCCATGAATGACATATCCACATCCTCTGCTTTATGGCTTAGAACCTCTAAACCAAATGACCTTTCAACTTCGCTTTCGGATGACACTCCTATACGAACCCTTCTAGTCTTTTCATCAATGTAAGATGCCCTGGAGAGATCTATTGTTCGATAAGTTACCTCATCATCAAATAATCTTTCTGCTGCATCTAATTCAACATCCTCATTGACTTCAACAGATTCAATAATAGGATCTGCCTCTGTTTCGCTGAGGATGGGATTTTCACTTTTAAATTCCATGCTTACCTCGCTGGGATGTTTTTCATTTGGCGTAATTGCCTCTTGAAACTTGTTATTCATTATCTGGATCTCCTTCTACTACAGCTGGCACTGGAGCTTTGTTACCAAACGGCTGGAAAGCTGTGGAGATTCCATATTGTTCTGCCAGTTCTTTTTCTTTTTGATGTTGTTCAAATGTTTCTTCTACGTCTTTGCCGTAGCTAGAAACAATGTCTGAGTAAGTTGTTATGCCATTTTGTAGGCCAACAACATTTGCCTGCATTTCTTTTAATGGATCTATCCAAGGGAATGATCTAGGGATGTAATTAATGGCATTTGAGAATTTATCAAATTTACCAATTGGCAAGTTTATGGCCTTGGTTGTAATGGCCATTTCTAACCAGCGTTTAAAAACTACATCCATAAAATGCTGGACAATAAATTCTTGCCAGATCTGATAGTTAGAACGATCTTCTAATGCACCTTGGCGAATAGAAGAATAATTAACTGAAGTTAAATCATTGCTCAAAGAGTGATATGAGATGTTAAGGCCAGAAGCAATGGATCTTAAAACTGTGGTTGTGAATGATTCAAAAGCATTTGTTGGATGAGTTGGATCATAAGGTGTAAATTGCATACCATCTGGCAGCTGCTGAAAAGTTCCAGGCTCTACGTTCATCACTGGATTGAAAGTATCTTCCATGCCATCGCCAACGTATGAATTGCCGTCTGGTGAACTAAAGAAACCAGATTTACTGGCTCCCAGCCTTGCACTTACAATCTCAGCCTCAAGATAACCATCAAGCTGCTTAACATTAGCCATGGCTGTTGCAATGTGGCTCACGCCTCTTGTTTGCTCGGCCCTGTTTGGCATAAAGCAATGCGTTATTTCTTCTGCTGGTACTCTTATGTGCTTTTTGTCGTATTGGTATGTGGTGCCATAGGGATGTTCTGCAAATAAATGATAGGCAATTGGTTTATAAAATTTATCAACTTCAACACCCATGCAGATCTTGTTACCATTTTTATAGGTTTCATTAAGATCTTCATCTAAATAATCAGCTTCTAAAAATTGAATTTGATAACCAAAAGAATTGTTGTTGCTTTTTATGTGTCTAATTAAAACCTCGCCATCTCTGGCCAGGCTTTCTACAAATAGTTTTTGGCAATCTAAAAAAGACATTCTGCCATTGGCTGTGCAAACTCCATATTTTGTCCATCGCTTCCAGGCATCTTCAATTTGTCTGTTGGCTAATAGATCTAAAGATCCATTTTCGTTCCTGGCCTTTGAGGAAATACGAACACCATGCTTGCCAATAACATTAGAGATCATTAAATTTAAATAGCGATTGATATAAGAATTGTTCCTGGCTAAATCTCTGGCCCTGTCTCTTAGAATTCTTAAACTATCTTTTATTTCTGCATCGGCTGATTTGCTTGAAGTAATAAAATCAGCAAACAATCTGCCGCTTGATGCTCCTGTGTAACCCCTTCTGAAAATAGGTCTCTTAGGTTTAGTATTACGATTAAAAATATTGTTGTACCAGGCCATTATGTTAAGTCTGTTGGATTAAAAGTAGATGTAGGCCCAAAACGAACCTTAATATTGTTGCCAGTGCCTTTGCCATTCTTGGCTCTGGCTTGTTTAAGTTCTTGTAAGTATTCAGTTTTAAATCTATCTCTAAAGCTCATAAGCTCATCAATAGACATTCTGGAAAGAGATCTACCAGCAATACTCATAGAAGATTGATCCATGGTGGCTCTGTTTAAGGCCACGGCTTCAATTGCATCAAGCATTTGCTTGGCAAAAGATCTTACTGAGGATGTCGTGGTAGCATAATCGTCCTGAACAGACATAAACCCTTCGCCAACTTTAACTCTGCCACCAGAGTTGCGGTGGATGTTAGCAATCCAGTTGTATTCGCCAGCCGTGTAATTGGCAGTTGTTGAATGAGGAACTTCAACCTTGTAATCAGATCCATCATTTGTGGCCACAATTTGAAAATGAACATTCGTGGATCCATCAATAAGATTGAACTCATACTTTAACGTGAAAGATGAGTTGCTATAGTCTGTTCCCAGACTGTCATTTTTCCAATTCCAGTTGTCTCCCTTCTTTAATTCAGAAGGAACTTTGTTTGGATAGTTAGTTGAATCAAATAAATTGGCCAATTAATCCTCAATGTTTTATATGTATACCTACACAGAAACACTATGGTCATTTAAATTGTTGTCAAATATATAAATATTACGAGTTATGGATAAGATCTCAGCTGTAAAACTAATATAATTCGCAATTATTGTTTCCAACTGGTTGCAAAATTAGATCCTAGTGATAATCCAGGCCCTTTTTGCCGTCCAGGTGCATTTTTAGGATCTTCCTTAGCACCAGTCATTAATCTTTCTTCAATCACATCAAAATTTGGGTTAAGCAGATAAATTGCAGCGAAATTGTACACAGTTACATCAAGGGCCTCATTCCTGGGCCTAATTTGTTTCCAGGCTAAAGATTTGCGGCCACGGATCCATTTAGTAATTCTTTTCTCTGCTGTGAGCTGCTTAAAGTATTCCTCATCGACATCCGCTGGGAAATGCAGCGTTGTTGTATCTTGATCTGCATTAAGCCTAGCAAATATGTTTTCTTTGGCCGTATCAGTTCCAACTGTATACAAAGCAGTTTGTGTTTTACCCACATAACTTGGCTTACTAACAATTGGCTTGCCTGCAACATTAGCACCTTTGATTGCAAATATTCTTCTGCCTTGGCGTGGTTTAGTAAAAGAGTAAACTTGATTTGTATGATGGCCACCAGAATCAATGCAAGTAGATGATATTGATATAGATCTACCAGATTCAGTCTTAAATCTACTTTTAAGATATAGATCTAATTCATTCCAAACATTAACTGCATTTGGATCTCCCCAAAATACTTTGTATTCAATCACCCAGGCTTCATAGTTATGGCCCCATCCCATTACTTGGGCCTCTAATCTATCTTTTTGCGTATCAACACCGCAAGTTGCAACCAAGATATTTTCTGGCAGCGTTAAACCATCATAATTTAATCTTCTGGCCAATAGGCCTTCATGCTCTACACCATCGCCCTGTTCTTCCCAGCTTTCGCCCAGGCTAGTATTGATAAAAGTCTTTAGCATTTCTGGCATCTTCTTGGCTTCAAGAAAGTTAACGGCCATTGATGCCCAAGTTGCCCAAGGAGAATACAGCTCCGAAATATGAAAGCCAGCTGTTTTAACAGAAGATTCAGTTGCTTGCCATTCGCCATGTTTTAACATCCAAGGCTTTTTAGATTCATCAATTACAGAGCCACATTCTTGGCAGCAATAATGAGCTGTTTCTGGTTTACCCTCATCCCATACAACATTTTTCCAAAGCAATCTTTGTTTGGTATGACACTCTGGACATGGAACCATGTAATACCTTTTATCAGATTCCTCAAACGCTGCTTCAATTTTAGATATCCCTTTTACAGTTGGAGTGCTGCACATATAAATCTTACGATTCCAAAATGTTTTTGTCCTGGCTATGGCTAGATCTGTTGGAGATCCTTCGGATCCAGCTGAAAGTTCATAACGATCAACCTCATCAAGTAACAATATTCTAATTGGTCTACTTGCAAGGCCAGCAGCTGAGTTAGATCCAACTAAAGATAAATGGCCACCAGGAAACTTTTTATGCAAAACAGTGTTGCTGCTATCTCTGGATCTAGCATCCGCAACTAAGTCTTTAATTTTACTGGTATCTCTAATCATTGCGGCCAATCTATCTTTTGAAAATGATTGGGCCATGGCCAGGGTTGGCTGCACGCATAACATTGGCGAAGCATCTTGATCCATGTAATAAGCAATGGCGTTTAAAACTAATTCTGTTTTGCCAACCTGGGATGATGTCATTACAACTATCCTTTCAACCAAAGGATCATTAAAAGTGTCCATGATCTCTCTTTGGTATTCCGCTCTGGCTGTATTCCATTGCCCAGCTTCCGCAGAGTTCTCTGGACTCAACCGCCTATGCGAATCTGCCCACTCTGAAATCTTTAGATCTGGTGGCGGCTTAAATACTGCTTTCGTGTTGTTCAACACGATCTGCATATTCTGTAGGTATTCCATTTTCTCCTAGTTCGCTAAGTGCATCGTTTATGTTTTCTTTAATTAATTGTTCTGCTTCTGGGTATGTTTCTAGGGCAATAACTTGATGAGCAATCCTGGAAGGCAATCCCAACAGCTTGGCTCTAACATTGGCCACAAAATCTGTCCAAGTATCTTGAACCAACTGTGCTGGTATTAACTTACCTTCAAGCTGGTTTACTTCAAGCTCTGCTTTATCAGC